CGCAGTCCGTGTCTTCCAAAAAGAGGCGTAGTATCCCCTATGGGGGTCCTACTAAAGCCCTAGGACGCCTTGAAGTTAGGAGAAAGAGTGACGGCTCTGCCGTCACCCCAATTCCTAACCCTTGGCGTACCTGGAGCGATCCTCTCTTTTGGGAGAGGCTTCAGGGGACTCAGGAGACTGAGTCCGAGAACCACAAAGCCTTCTTTGACGAAAGTCATGAAGGTGATGTGGGAGGCAATTTCACCACGTCCAAGCAGTGGGCAGAATCTCCTAAACAGAGACCTGTTACCATTGTATGGCCGTGGGAAGACGGAGACTTCTATTATGGAAGCTCCGGTAGGGAAAGCAGGTACACATATAGTGGACCATTGCTTATCCCGTGGAACCATAGCTGGACGTTCCCTCCGTATGCCAGTTCGAGTGATATCGAACTGAATTACTGGGGGACGAAGGCTATTGCTCTCACTGCCCCAACGAATCCAGTGGCGAATGCGTCTGTCGCCCTACTCGAGACCCTAAAGGATGGCCTACCTCACAAGATAGGTTCGTCCCTGTGGGAAAAGAGAACGTTACACGCAAAAGATGCGGGTGACGAATATCTTAACCTCGAGTTCGGATGGAAACCCTTAGTCAATGATCTCACTGATTTTGCTAGTGGGATCATACGTTTCGACAAGCTGTATTCACAGCTTATGCGAGACAATGGCAAGGGTGTCCGTCGGAGGATGTCGTTTTCTCCTGAAGCAAACACAACTGATACCACTATGATAGAACAGACGTTTATGGGAGGGCCGAGTTTCGTGGCTCTCCAGTTCTGTTATAATAATGGTCAGTTGGTCCCTGGACATTACGGGCGAGTGATCCGTAGTCGTGAGACTACAGTCCGTCGCTGGTTTAGTGGTTCGTTCACCTACCATCTTCCGAGTAACTTTGTTACTCCGAAATATGGGGGGGTTCTAACCAAGGCGAGATCTGTTTTAGGTCTCGACCTCACACCAGAGACGGTTTGGTCAATCGCACCGTGGAGCTGGGCCACTGATTGGTTTTCAAGCGCTGGCGATATAATACATAACGCCGACGCAATGAGCCAATATGGTCTTGTGTTGAAGTATGGGTATATCATGGAACATTCAATTGTCCGTGACACCTATACTTTTATCGGGGACACCGGCCTTAGGGCCGGTATCACCTATTACGGTGGTCCTCCTTCTATTGTGTTAACTTCCGAAAGGAAGTTAAGAAGGAAGGCCACACCCTTTGGGTTCGGCGTAAATCTGAGTAGTCTAAACAACACTCAGAAAGCCATTATCGCGGCGCTCGGTTTAAGCCGAGCGTAACGATAGATAGCAGTACTGTGCCAAACGTCAATGGGGTCCAAGACCTGGACCCTAGGAGTGATGCCTATGGCTTTTTCCGATCCACAATCTGTCACTATTAGTGGGACGACAATCCCCCTTCCGAGAACCTTTTCGGAGGGGAATGAGTCGGCCTATACTTCTAGTGACGGACTGGTGAAGCTTTCCGTAAACCATGCCCTGGTCAAACAGGGTAGGGCACGCAGATTGCTTCGGATCGACCACTCGAAGTTGACTTCGGACCCGTTTAAGTCATCGGAAAACGTGAAGGTTAACATGGCATGTTATGTCGTGTTTGACCTTCCGCCCGCTGGCTATACGATTACGGAGTCACTCGCAGTTTACACCGGTTTCAAAACCGCGTTCTCTGCGACTTCGGATGCGCTGATCACCAAACTACTTGGTGGTGAGTCGTAGCGAGCATCAGCAGGGAGAACTACTACCGAGAGAGGAGAAGCCTAGTCGTAAGACGAAGCTTTCTTTTCTCAAGGATATAGTAGAAATCTCTGCTGGTGGCCATGGCGGTTCGGAGGAATCCAACGAAC